ATTCTAGCAGACTGACTTCCTGATGCTGTTGTTTGAGTTGCTCCGATTAATCTAGGCATTTTAACTTGTCCATGTTCCTGCTTTTACATTATCGTAAAGTGCGTTCATATCCCATATTCCTGATGCTTTGTAAGGTCCAGCTGGTTCACTAACAATAACAACACCCGAACCACCTGCTCCACTACCACCATATATGGGTGCTGGAAAACCTGCTCCGCCACCGCCTCCGCCTGTGTTCACTGTTCCTGCTACAGCTGAAGAGTTTGGTGCTATTGCTCCATTTCCACCACCACCTGCTCCACCTGTTCCACCTGCGTTACCCCAAGCATTCATAACACCACCGCCTCCGCCACCTGCTCTTGTAACAGATGAGCCTGAGATAGATGAAGCTGTACCTGCTCCGCCTGGTCCTGATTGACCACTTACTCCACCTGTTCCTACGGCACCTGCTCCGCCACCGCCACCCGAACGACCACCGCCATCTGAAGCACCGCCAGTATTTCCTTGAGATGGACTGACTGGGGGAGTATTTCCTGCTCCGCCTGATTGTGAGCCTGGAGGACCACTTCCTGCTCCACCGCCTGACCCACCAGCAATACCATCTGAGTATTTAGCACCAGCACCTCCACCTGCAGAAGTTATAGGGGTAGGAGTTCCCATCACTGAATTAGAACCTGCATTACCATCCTGACCATTAGGAACTGGAACTCCAGCACCTCCTGCTCCTACTGTAATAGGGTAAGGTGAACCTCCTGATACTGGTGTTGGACCTGTTCTAAAACCACCTGCTCCACCACCGCCACCAACATACTGTGCACCGCCACCACCACTAGCACCACCTGCTATAACAAGATATGTAAGAGTTGTTGTATAAGGAGTAGTTGTTAAAGTACCGCTTGAATTAAATGTGGTTATAGTTAGAGGTTGTTCAACTGGTGGATTATCGACACCTACTACTCCGCCATTAGAACTAGCCATGGTTAGACCTCATTCCATTGCAGATTAGTAGCATCCCATTGGTAATTGGTTGATTCAATTGAACCTAGCCATTTTTGATTATCTTCATCCCAAGTTATTAGAACAGGATTAGAGCTTATTTCTGTTACATTAGGAAATGGTACTGGTGCCTGCCAATCATCATTAGAGTCTAGTGACCAAGAAGAAAACGGTTTAGGAGATATAAATTTATCTTTAGAAGCATGATAAGTATCTCCAATACCTGCGTATTGTTTTCTGAAATTATTGTTGTATGAGGTTTGTTTCCATTGATTGCCACCACTTGAATGTGGCACTATAGAGGCTACAAATGTTTCTGCACTTGCATGTTGATCGCCACCATTGGCATCTACATCCTCGTTAGATATTACTATTACTCGTAATACTTCGTTACTGTTATTAAGTTCTGCAAAGTGAGCCATATCTTAACTCCTTAGGCGTCATCTAGTTCTTCGTAACTAATGGTGTAAGTTAAATCGCCATTGGCACTTGCACCGCCCTCTAAGATATCTCCTTCTTCAAGGTAGATGCTTGAGTTCTTATCAATAAGAACCAAAGTAGCATCTGCTGGAACAGAGATAGTAGAAGCAAATAAAACTACTGAACCACCACTTTTAATGATTCCCATTGTTACAGTTGCAGCACTACTGCCATCAATATTTGCAACAATAATGTTGTTTACTTTAATTAGCTTGTTACTTGCACAAGTTAATAAATCAGTTGTTACTGTAGTAGTTAAAGCTCCACATATACTGTTACCGTATATCGAAGTTACATTTACTAAATTTGGATTTGCCATAATATTGTCCTAATTTTATCCGAAAACCAAAGCCATTGCTATAGCTTTTCCTGTTGTTGCCGCACCTGAACCACCTATATTAAGTGAAGATGCAACATTTAAATTTGTTAAAGCGTCTACCATAGCTCCGCTTCCTCCAGCTCCGTCAGAATAAATTACAGATGTCATTCCAGTAGGAATAGTAACTGTGGCTCCTGAACCTTGTTTTATAATTATACTTTGAGAACCACTAGTAGCATTTTCTATAATCCATACTTTTGAAACTGTATTAGGACCAATTGTAATTGTACAAGTTGAATCTAAAGTTCCAGTGTATTTTAAGAACATCGCTCGTCCAGCATCTGCTGATCCGTCTGCTATTGTTGTGGTATGAGTGTCAGCGTTGGTAGTTATGGCTTCTGTGCCGTAACCAAAAGCATCACCAATCAACTCTAAATTAGTATTAGTAGAATCGCCCCAAGTTCCGCTTTCGTCACCTGTTGCAATTTCTTTTAATCTTAAATCGTTTGTGTAAGCTGCCATAATTTGTTCCTATATTGTATATAATAAATCAAAAACGATAAAGTATATACCTTTATTTTATGCTGCGATATTTCTCCAATTAGGTGTTTGAGTATCTACAACTGGTGACCAAACATTAAGTGTACTAAGCTCACCTGTAGCTGATAATCCTGTTAGGGTGATAGTTGCCTCTGCGTCTACCGTTGGTATACCTAATGAAGTTGTTGCACTCATTGATGGTACAGTAAAAACATTTGCTGTAACTGTTGTAGCTGTTCCTACAGCACCTGTTCCTGCCACACCTGTACTAATAATAATTGTTGCTTCTGCATCAATTAAAACAGAAACATTGCCTAAAGTAGCACTTGCTCCAGTTAAAGAAACTTTTGCATCAGCTTCAGGGGTTACCGTACCTAGAGCAGAAGTTCCAACCTGACTTGCTGGAGTTATGTTCGCTGTACCAGTTACACTGGCTATAGTTCCTAAAGCAGAAGTGCTGGATAGACCTGAAGGTGTTGCATTTGCGTCAGCATTTATTGTTACTGCAACAGATCCTAAAGTAGCTGTTATCCCACCAACGGTTGCTACTGCTTGAGCGTTTACACCAACACCACTGACAGCAGAAGTTGCAGAAACACCTGAGACATCTACAGGTATGACACCTTCACCGAAGGCAAGTTGCCCCCAAGTACCTCGACCCCAACCGTTTAAATTAGCCATTTAAGGCTAGGCTATTCTAATAATAGCTGTTGATGCAGCTGCAGCAGGAAACACAATAGTGAAGTCTCCAGCGGTAGATGTTTTATCTCCACCAAAGTCAATTGTTGCTACTGATCTGTCAGCGTTAGTGTCGTTATAGATCATGCATCCTCTAGCAGTGATAGTAGCTGTACCAAAAGTTAAATCAGAAAAGTCAGTAAAACCAGTGGTTCCTGAGCTTGTTGGATTGATATTTGTTAAAGCTGAACCACCTGAAGTATAGTTAGTACCACTGGCTTGACCAGTTGTAGTAAAAGCAGTTGTGGTAGCACCAAGTGTAGCTGATGAGGTATACAAAGCCAATTTAAAAGAGTTACCACCTGACGCTAAAAAATTATGTTTAGCTTCTAATAGTTCCTTCTTAAAACTAGTTGTTAATGTTGATGTAATTGCCATGTTAAAGTTCCTTTAATATTTTAGCTAGGTCTTCGTGACCTTGTGTGCGTAATAGGTTAGCCATTGTACATCGCTCACTGTTCATTGCACATTTTATATGATAAAGTATTGTATTATAAATAGCTAGTCTATATTCTTCTGCTTGTTGACGAATATGACCTTGTGCATTTTCAGAAATACCGCATACTCTGTTTGTACATTGCTCCGCCCAAAACTCAGGGCTGTGACCTTTGTTCGTTTCTGTTTTTACTGTAATATCTCCAAACCCAGAAACACCATCTGTAGGAAACATATTAATACCTCTTGGCTTCTGGTGGGACAAGTACTGAGGGGACTTCTACTTCACCTTGTGTTAATTTTCTTACATTCTCATCTTGAAGTCTTTTAGTGTACTCACTCATTGTACATTTTTTAAACTCTCCGTCTTCTACAGTCATAACAATTGGGTCTGGGAGTCTGTGGAAACCGTATATTCTTTCTTCTATAGGTACGTTAGTATCAAGTAAGCCCGAACGAGCTCCTACACCAACTTTTATTCCATTCTCTATACATTTAGATAACCAAAATTCACAACATGCTTTTCCTGCTTCTGCAAAATGCAGATTACCTCTGTAACTAAAGTCTATTCCATAAATACTTATTTGTGAAACTTCTTGGTACAAGGCATACGCAAAAGCGAAAGGTACTGTGTTGTTTAAATATGCACAGTCTGAATATTGTACTACTTCTTCTATGGGATACACTTCTATGTTTGGCACTCTTTCGTCTAGCTCACAACTATATATTGGACCTTTATAGTTTCTGAACATAGTCTTCATAATACCAGTCTGACTACCTGCATCGTCTGAATCTAAAAATCTACTTGCAGGATCTAACATAAAAATTCTATCACATTTAGTTATTTCACCCATACAGTTTATACCCCACACTTCATCGTAGTTATTACTATGAACACGAGATAAGTGGAAATCTAATTGGCTTTCACCCATAGCCACTATCGCAACATGCTTGCCCTTGAGTTCTGGTATTTTCATGCTTGTGGTTCTCTCCTTATTTCATCATACCTGTATTGGTCTCTAGTTGATTTACCTTCACCAAGATTTTTAAGTCCTAGCAAAGCCTCTTGAAACTTTTGTTCATACGTTGGTATAACTTCGTAATTTTTTAAATATGTACATGCTTCTACTAAAGAACCGTATAACATAGCATTAGGAGCGTTTTCTGACAACCATGTTGTTTCACTACCTGTAGTAGTAGTGAGTGATGCTGGTCTGTAATAGTAATGCAGTTCGACTTCGTAAGCTAAGTCTGAGGTAGGGGCGACTATAAAAGTATTTTCGTCAAATTCTGCGTAATATTTTGGTAGTCCTGTTGTAGACGCATTGGGAGTAAAATCCCTAATGAAAGAAACTTGTTTCAATAATAGGTAGTTGTAATTACTACTACTGTCTATTACGGCTAAACTAAAAGGTGATAAATAATCAGTTGGGCATTCTAAGTAAGTTCCCAAAGCTGTTAAATTTCCAACTTGGTTTTTTCTAAAATTATCCAATTGTACATTTTTAAGTATGCGTTCTTCTGTTGTTGTAATAAACGTAGGTAGATTAGTGACAAAAGTAGACTCTGTGCTTTCAAGGTAGTCTTGTATAGCTGTTTTTAAATTTGTGTATGTAAAACTCATATTAATACCGTTACACTGCCTACACTGCCTGTGAGTGTCGACATATTATACATAGAACCTATTGTATCACTATTCTCTGCCCACATGATAGGAGAACTGATACCTTTTGAATCTTTAGGATTAGAAACTATAGCGTAACCTTGTCCTGTAGTAGGTTCTGGGTTTGTTGGTCTTGGTTGTTCAAGTGACTCGGGGTCAGTTATTTGATGAGAGGGTTCTAACTGTGGTGATTTAGGTTCGTAACATTCATTACAAACTTTAAACCCAGTCCATTCTTTTTTTAGCTCTGAATATGCTACATCAAAACCACATCGGTCGCATATCGCTCTTGCGTATTTACCCTGGGCGTAAGCCATTAATAGAATCTCCTAGAAGGCGTCAACATTAGTGGTGCCCTATTTCTATCCTCATCTGCTGCTAG